AACGAGGACAAGGACGAGAAGAAGTAAATTGTAAACTGTATGAAAAAATTGAATTTATATCAATATATATCTATATATTAATAATTATTCAAAATGAAATACTATATGACAGGATGTGGTACTGCTACATACGATTCATTTGATGAAGCAAGTAAAATTGCAAAGGCTCTGTCAACTGGTAAAAATGATAATTACAAGTATAGGGTAGTTCCTAAAGATAACAAATATATTGTTTCTTGGAAAGTTCCAATGAATATTTATCTAAAGGATGTTAGTCCNATCTATAAGAAAATGGAAAATATTTTTAAAAATGAAATTATAATTGTTTTATAAATTAACCACTGCACATTAAGCAGACACCGTCTTCATCATTACATATTATGGTTTTCTTTTTCTTTTCATTCTCTTGTTTACGCTTTTCTGCCTTTTCTTTATTCGCATCAATAGCAAACTTAAGTGCATTTGTTGCTGGCTTTGTGCGTAAATAATACATACCAGTTTTCAATCCAGACTTCCAACCATATTGTAAAGCTGATGATAATTTCTTAAAGTCAGGATCAGGGAAGAATAGATTCATTGATTGAGATTGATCAACAAATGCTCCACGAGCAACTGCATGATCAATAATAGACTTTTGTTTAATCTCCCATACAGTTTTATAAATTTCTTTTATGTTTGCTGGGATATCATCAATTTCTTGGATAGATCCATTTCCAATAATGATCTTTTCTCTCATATCATTATCCCACATATTCAAGTTAATTAATTCTTGGATTAAATGTTTATTAATCATTATAAATTCGCCTGCTTGAGTGCTACGAGTATAAATGTTTGAAGTGTAAGGTTCAAAGCATTCGTTGTTGCCGAGGATTTGAGAAGTTGAAGCAGTTGGCATTAATGCAGTCAATAACGAATTTCTCATACCACTCTTAACTTTTTCTCTCAATGATGCCCAATCAAGGGTTGTAGTTGAACTAGAATAATCAAATTGTAAAATTCCTTTTTGGAAATCACTTCCTTCAAATTTAGGATATGATCCTTCGATAGCAGCAAGTTCTGCAGATGCTTCTAAACATCCATAATATATTGTTTCCATTATTTTCGCATCAATATCAACTGCTTGTTGAGAGTCAAAAGGAAGTTTCATTTGACAGAAGAGGTCAGCAAGTCCTTGAATACCAACACCAATTGGACGGTGAGATAAGTTTGTTGCTTCTGATTCTTTAGTTGGATATGCATTTACATCAATTACTCTATTTAAATTGATCGTTGCTAATTTTGCTACATCCTTTAATTTATCAAAATCATATGCTCCATCGATGTAAAATTTATTTACTCCGATTGAAGCAAGATTACAGACTGAGTGAGTGTTGATGTCAGACACCTCTGTGATTTCGGAACATAAATTTGAGCTCTTAACAACACCAATATTTTTTTGGTTACTTCTTTCATTTACTCTATCTTTATATAAAATGTATGGAACACCAGTTTCAATTTGAGATACTAACGTTCTTTCCCAGATGTCAATTGCCTTAACTTTTTCTCTGTACTTGCCTTCTGATACATATTTATTATAGAGATCTTCAAACTCTTTACCATATGTTTCATTCAAATTAGGACATTCATCAGGACTCATCAAATACCAATCATCATTTTCTTGAACTGCTTTCATAAATAGATCNGGAACCCATAATGCTAAGAATAAATCTCTGCATCTTTCAGATTCTGCTCCAGTTTGTTTCTTTAATTCTAAGAAATCTTTTACATCGGCGTGCCATGGTTCAAGATAGATTGCGAAAGAACCAGCTCTCTTACCTCCTTGAGTAACATGNTTAGAAGTTTCATTTAATACTCTCAATAATCTAACAATTCCATTGCTTCTTCCATTACTACCTTTGATGATAGAGTTTTTNGCACGAATATTTGATACATGTACACCAATTCCGCCCGCGCCTTTACTTATCATTGCACAATCCGATACATTTTTATACATTCCTTCAATGCTATCATCAGTTCCTAAAAGGAAGCAACTTGCGTATTGACCATTTATTACNCCGGCATTAAAAAGAGTTGGAGTTGCGTGGGTGAANTATCCAGCAGAAATATAATTGTAAGTCTTTGCAATTAAATCTTTCGAATCTTTTTGGAAATGTATTGATACTGCCACACGAAGGAATAAATCTTGAGGAGTTTCAACTGGTTTATCATTAAATTTCATTAAATATGATTTCTCAAGTGTCTTATAACCGAAAAATTCAAATGTATAATTATTTGCATAATTAATGAGACCATTTAAGTAATCAGTATTTGCATTCATATAGGCTAACATTTCAGGAACTAAATAATTGCGTCCATAAAGAGTATTATAGTTTTGTTGGATATAGTTCATTCTTCCGACGAAATTATTATTAGAACCTAATAGAATAGCAATATTTTTTTCTGCACTACTAACAGCAATTCTTCCTCCTAATTTATTATATTCATAGTCAGTTGAGGCAAGAGTTGCACAAATGTTAGCACTAACAGTATCAAGTTCAGATGTTGAAATACCATCATATATGTTATTAATTGTTTTTAATGCAATTACATGAATTTTAACCCTTTCTAAATCATGAGCTAATTGTTGAATTCTTGTAGTTATCTTATCAAATGATATGATTTCACGTGTACCATCTCTTTTAAGAACAAACATACTTACTTTATTATCCATTGTAATATAATAAACTAAATAATTTTTTTATCAATTTTTTATGAATATCAATATAGCTAAAAATAAAAGATTTTTTATTTTTGATACCATATAGAAAAAATCAATTATTTCTATGAAAAAATAAAATAAATTTATAATATATGTCAAGTTATTCAATATCGGGTTTATTAGTTGGTTTATTATTAGCAATAAACGATGTGTTCAGTTTTGGTATAACTAAAGCTGTATCTTTACAACAATTAAAAAGTATAAATTGGTTAATCATTCCAACTATTCTTTATGCTTTACAAATTTGGTTATTCTATTATGGTATGAAAAAGACAACCATGACTGTTCTTAACATATCATGGAATCTATTTTCAAATGTATTAGTAACAATTTTAGGAATTTATTATTTTGGTGAAAAAATAAATGACTTAAAATCAATTGCGTTATTGTTTGCATTTGTAAGTATTTGTTTATTTGCTATAGATGATTTATCGTCTTAGGAGTATAGGCTTCGCCAAGCAGCATTTTCATCATTTTTATCTTTTAGTTCTTTGTTAATTTTAAATAATTTAAATGCTTTTTCAACATCTTTTATATTAATTTTTTTCTTATTTTCTGGTTCAAATAAAACTCTTTTTCCATGTTCTATTTTAGCCATAAAAAATAAAGTTTCAATATCACCTCCCATATTTTTAAAAGAATCATAATTGTCTTTAAAGAATTTTTCAGGAACATCATCAACATACCACCCAAATTCACAAACCATATTTTTAAATATTAAACATAATTCTTCAGCAGTATATTTTTCAATTGTATATACAAATGGAAAACGTCTACGTAATCCATCATTATACGCAAAAAAACATGTATCTAAAGATTCTTTATAACCTGCAATAATACACAAGAAATTACATTTTTGTTCACTTAAATTTTGATTTAATGTATCAATAACTTCTTTTGAAAATGAATCACGTCCTTCGGGATTTCCTAAACTATATGCTTCATCAATAAATAATACACCACCTTGACAACTATCAATTACTTTCTGGGCCTTAATTGCTGATTGCCCCAAATATCCAGCAATAAGGTCTGAACGTTTAACAATTTTAAATTTAAATGGTTCATTTGATATATTATTTTTTTCTCTTGCTTTTGTACAATCAGGACATTCACATTCTTTATCATCATCACAATCATCACAATCGTCATCATCGGCATCTATAATTTTTCTATTCATATATTTATCTAATTCTATATTTAGTAATTTATCTAATGCTTTTAAATTCCTAACATTCATTTTTATATTTTGTACTTCAGGTTTAGGTTTTTGTTCAGGTTTAATAATATCTAGATAATAATATAATTCACCAATAATTTTTCCTAATGTTGTTTTACCAACACCAGGTGGTCCTTGAATAACAGTATGTAACATATCTTTGTTTTCAGGATCAAATTCATTTAAGAAAAATATAATTTGACCAACAAGTGAATCTTTAACTGTTTTCATACCAATCACATTTTTTAATTTTTCTAAAGATGGTAAAATTTTATGTACTCTTTTTAAATTAATATTATATTCTTTTGATGGATCATAGAGTTTTCCTAGAGTAATTAAATCATCCAATGTTTCAACCTTTTGATTTAATATAATTTTTTGTATTGGTACTTTAAGTTTAATTGTCGTTTTTTTAGCCTCATTATCATTACTTGTTTTAGGAATTTTTACAGGATGTTCTAATTCATCATCGGTATTAATTTCATTATTATTTTTATCCTTACTAATATCTTTATTATTTCTTTTAGTCATTATATATATTTAATTTTATATTTCTATATATTATAATATAATGGATAATCCTACAAATTTTGAAAAATTATTAAATAATGTAAAAACTGATTCTCAATTAGATGTAATTGTTGGAGATGTGTTAAAGATGTCATTTCAATATGTTTTAATTTTAAGTATTGTTCTTATCTTATTATATGTTTTTTATATTACATATTTTAGTAAATCTATTGCTCAAGATTAGATTCTTCATCTGAGTCAGTTTCTTCATCTGATTCTTTCGCAAATTTTTCTAATATATATTCTCTTAGGCATTCTTCAACAATAATTATTATTTCATCTATATTTCCTTCATATATTTGAACATCATTTGTAATTAAATTCATTATAGTTGTTAATTTTTCAATATGATTATTCGGCTCGTCTTGCCTGTCGATTTTATTACACCATTCAATAGAGTCAGAACATACATTTGTAAATAAACTGTAAATGTTTTTTAAAGACATTAGTTGAGTTTCAGTAAGCATTTATAAATTATTTATATAATAATTTATATTAACTTTTTTATATATATGTAAAATATGAGTGAAGAAAATATAAGTCGTCCAAAATATCCAATAATAAAATATCCATCAATATCAGATAATGATTTTAGACAAAAGATAAAAAAGATATTTAAACAGTATAGAACTAGAAATACGAAAAAAACAATGAAAGATATTTGTTTTCCTACTAAATTTACATATCAATTACCTCAATTATTTGTTTCTCAATTTATAAATCCAGAAACACCATATAAGAGTCTTTTAGTATATCACAAAATTGGTGCTGGAAAGACATGTGCTGGTATTAAAATATGTGAAGAATGGAAAGAAAAAAAGAATATAGTAGTTGTTGTTCCTGCTGCGTTACTTGGTAATTTCTATAAAGAATTACGTAGTGAGTGTACTGGAGAAGATTATATAACAAATAAGGAGAGAAAACTTTTATCAACTTTGAAGTCAGAATCACATGAATATAAACAAATTATATCAAATGTAAATAAAAAGATAGAAAAATACTATACTATTTTATCATATCATAAATTTGTTAGTTTAGCACAAGAAAGAAAAATAAATTTAAAAAATAGTTTGCTTTTAATTGATGAAGTTCAAAATATAGTTTCTGAAGGTGGTACATTTTATACAACATTTATGAAATTAATAGATAAAGCACCTCCAGATTTAAGAACAGTTATTTTATCAGCAACACCAATATTTGATAGACCGAATGAATTAGGATTAACAATAAATTTATTAAGACCAAGAACTGAATTTCCAGTAGGAGGAGATTTTAATGAAGAATTTGTTAAAACTAAAAAAACATCTGATGGAATTTCATATGAATTAAAGAATGTTAATAAATTAAAAAATATGTTAAATGGATATGTATCATATTACAGAGGAGCACCAGATCATGTATTTCCAAAAAAACATTTAAAATTTGTAAATTGTAAGATGAGTAAATTTCAGTATGATGCATATAAAACAGTTATGGAGCAAGAAGGCTTTGGTAGATTTACAAATAGTGATGTTTTAAATTTACCAAATAATTTCTTAATTGGTCCTCGTATTATTTCAAATGTTGCATTTCCAAATAAAGGTATTGATGAAGATGGGTTTGATAGTTTTAAAGGAAAGGCATTAGATTATGATTCATTAAAAATATATTCAGTTAAATTTTATAAAATAATGAAAAAAATTAAATCATGTAAAGGAACTGTTTTTGTTTATTCAAATTTTAAAGAATTCGGAGGATTAAAATCATTTATTAAAGTTCTTGAATATCATAAATATAAAGATTTTGCGGATCACGGAGTTGGTAAATATAGATTTGCTGTATGGAGTGGTGATGAAACTCATGAAAAGAAAGAATTATTAAAAGATTATTTTAATAAGAAAGATAATCAAGATGGTCACATGATTAAAGTATTGTTGGGTTCACCATCTATAAAAGAAGGTGTATCATTATTACGTGTAAAACAAGTTCATATTTTAGAACCATATTGGAATATGTCAAGATTAGAGCAAGTTATTGGAAGAGCAGTAAGATTTTGTTCTCACAAAGATGTTCCATCTGCAGAAAGAAATGTTGAAGTATATATTTATATTGCAACAGGATCATCAGACGATGATGATAGTGTAGATTCTCATATTATGAAAATGGCATTTAAGAAGAAGGAATTGACAGATCAATTTGAAAATGTAATAAAAGAAATGGCAGTTGATAGATATTTGTTTCAAAACTAAAAATAAAAATTTATTTTTAGCTTTAAGCTCACCAGATGAAGAAGAGCAGGCACCAGAAGGAGACCATCACTCCGANGATGATCAACCCGCCGCAGTCATCCGAGACGGAGTTCATCATCCGGAGGACGATGCCGGGTTGGTGGTGCTTCTTTTGCGAGATCTCGCCGTAGTAGGGCGTGGTAAGCCCGTTCTTGTTGGTTGTCCAGGCACCCATTTTGGAAAGAGTGTATCGGGAAAGGAGGAAGAAGTGTAACAATCTTAATGAAACTTATATGTTATTATTTTTTCAATTTTTTCAATTTTAATAACATATGGAGAAAACAAAAGAAGAAAGAAAAGAAGAAATTAATAATATAGTTAGATTATTAATTAAGAATAATTATCATATTGGTGTAGATGGAATGCCACAATTTTTTGAAATTGCAAAAGATTTTATTAATAATGGAATAGAGTGGAAAGGTGAGATAGAAATGGTCGCAACAAGACATAAATTAGTTGGATTTTTATCAAATCAAAAAAATATTAAATGTAATTTAATGTTACAGTATGACCCGAATGTATAAATTAATTTATCTCAATGACTTCAAATATTCATTCAATGTCATTTTCTTAATAGTATTTTTAAATTGGNATGGTTCNTCATATGGTAATTNCATATCATGTTCCCTATAGATATTTTCNAATCTTCTATTATATTCTTNTTTATCTTCTTGTTCCCAAATTGATTTAGGTAATTTATCAATTTGAGCATTTAATGATTTAATCTGTTGTTTCATAGTTTTAATTTGCTTTTCTAAAGTTATAATAATAGATTCAACTTCTTTATTAACATTAATCGAACTAAATGATAAATACATTATATATTGATCTTCAAGCTTATTCAATAGACTGATTTTATAATCACGTTCAAGTGTTAATTGTAAATCTGTAGAGACTACATTATGAACAGGTCTATTTTTTTCCAAATCACGTAACTTCTTTCTGAATGAATATGTCGTTATTTCAAAAGGTTGCCCTTCATCATCATATTCAATCCAAATATCACGGC